CTACTTAGTTGTTCTTTATTATCCTTTATATAAGTTATATTATCGTTACCATTTTTATAATAAATTTGATTTTCTTCGTTATTAAATAAAACTAAATTATCAATAACCTTGCTTACTAGTAATGGAGAATAATTTGAATAATCCACATCATTTCTTTCTAAATAAAATATTTTATCATCTATTAGAAGACAAAGAGATACAATATCTCTTTTGTCAACTCTATAAGGACATGTCAAAATATCCATTCCTAAATATATATTTTTTACTTCTTTATTCATTAAAACCAAATCCTTTCATTGTATATACTTTTTTAGATACTTTTCTATAATAAGTCATTCTAGTTTTAAATTGTTTGCATAAATCAGGAACAGATTCATCTACAACATCAATAAAGAAAACTTCTTTATCAATTAAGAATCTTAATCTTCCTGTTATTTGATTTAATTTAGGTATAGTCCCTATAGGTACAAAATTTATAATAGCTTCTAAATTTGGTACATCTATACCTTTAGTTAATGAAGAATCAGTAGTGATTATTATATCACTGTCTAAAACTTTAGGTTTATCTTTAGCTTTAGTTTTACCTGTTAATATTCCTATTGTTAAATCACTATCCTTATCTTGTAAGAAATTTTGTATTATCTCATTTGCTTTATCAACATGGTCTAACATTTTTAATATTATAGCTATTTTCTTTCTTTGTTTAAAATTATTTTTATATAATTTACCAATTAAATCTTCTATAGTTACTTGAAAAGCTTCTTGTTCCACTATATATTTTGAATAGTTTAAAACATCAAAACCTCTTTTACTTCTCATAAGACATTGGTCTTCAGCACTTGATTTAGTATTAATTTGATATTTAACTGTATTTAGATATCTTTCATCTATAAAAGGTTTATATAAAGGAACTGAATTAAATATATTTGTATAAGTTCTTTTTTCATTAGGATTACTTCTTTCCGGTGTTGCTGAAAGATATATAGTTTCACAAGATGTTACAGAATCCATGTAGAAAATATTGTAGTATTCAATATGTGCTTCATCAAATACTTTTACTCCTATCTTTATTTTTCTAAATAATTCTGTTATTATATTTGGATTTTCTTCAAATAATAATGAAAAAGTCCTATGTATTCCTAAGAAATATTTGTACTTCTTTAATTCTTCTTCTTTCATATTCATTAGTTCATTTACTGATTTTTTACCTCTTATTATATAAATCTCATCCTCCATAATTGAAGTAAATTTTTTTATAGATTCTTTCCACTGGTTCATTAAATTTTCTTGGTCTACAATTACTAAAGGTAACTTTCTACATTTATATAAATAATTAATTACACAATAAGTTTTACCCTTTCCAGTAGGTAATGCTAAATATTTTTGAGGTTCTAGTGTTTTTCTTAAGAAATTTATAGCTTTTACTTGGATATCATTTTTAGGTTTTGATAATAAAGCATATTTCTCAACTTCTCTATAAGGTGTAAATTCATTCCTATGATTTTCAATATCAACTGCAGGAAAATATTTTTGTAAAAGATGTATAGGATACCCACCGGGAATTATTATCTCTTTATTAGTCTCATCAATTAAGAATGCAGAAAATTCATAGCAGTAATTATATTGATTCCAAACTGATAATGATTTTTCTAATCTTGGTGACATTCCTTGTTCATAGTTGTCTATTTTTATAAATGTTGGATATAACTTTATCATTTTAAAACCTCCTAAAATAAAACATTTAAAACTCTTTTAAATAAATATTTGAAAACAATTTCTGAAGCATTACAATCTTTTCCTTTTAATGTTTCTAAATTAAGATTAAACATAGCAACATCTAATTTTTCTCCATTTATATGAACATTACTTACAGCACAATTTTTTAAAAATTCTTCTTCAAAATATTCGTGTAATGCACTAAAGAAAAGTTTACTAGCTTCAGAACACATTGTATTATAGAAAGATAAATCTTCTGAAAATGATTTTGTATTATCATTAACAAGATTTTTAATTTCCTCTTCCTTAAGTCTTATACTTTTAATAACTGATGCTAAAGGACATTTTCTTTTATATAAAGTTTCTTCTCTAAGATTTTCTATTACATGATGACCAGAATTTACTACATCATTTGATAAGAATATTCTTTGGAACTTTCTTTCTAAAAAGTTAACATATAATACTGGTATTTTATCTAACATAACTACTCCAGAAAACATATTTTTTACTGAAATAAACTCATATTCTTTACCATTCATTGAATATTTATTTCTATATCTCTTAAAGAAATCATTATTTAGAAACTCCTGAAAATTTATAAATCTTTCTTTCATTAATTCTGTTCTTTTAATTTCTTTGTTTGTAAACATAAAAATTCCTCCTCAAATTATACATTGTTTTGTTTTTTATTCTTTTTATTTTATAAAAATAGGAATAGAAACCATAAGTCTCTATTCCTATTTATTTTATATTATCTTATTGGACAAACTCCACCTTCACAACCTTCATTACCAATATCTAAATCAGTTTCCTTTTCTTCAAATAAAGCAAGGTCTTCAGCTGAAAATTGTCTCATTTGTGCTACCCTATTTACATAATCTTCATATGATGTTTCTTCATATGGTAATAATGGATAATAATTATCATCTAATGATAAGAATGATACACCAACAATTGAATCCCAATTGTCCCATACCCATTGTTCTACATCTTCCCATTCATTATCTCTAACTGATATAGTTATTGATGTATTATGGTCAGTCCAGTTTTCCATAAACATTTTATATATTTCTAATTGCTCTATTGCAGAAACATCAAACTTAGTTCTACGTGTTGGTGATTTAGCTGGGAATTCTATTACTTTAGTTTTACAGCTAACTTCATCTTGTCCAACTTCTGGGAATACTGGATAATTTAAAGATTCAACTAATTTACATAATGGGTCAAATGCAGATATTCTAACTCTTCTTATATAAGTTTTTGCATGAGGGAAATGTACTCCCGGTGATACACCCGGTAATAAAGAGATTGTACCTTCAGGTTTTACAGTAGTAGCTAGAAGAGGTGTGTTTATTCCTAATTCTTTAGCATATCTTTCGGCTTCTGCTTTAACTGCTTGTCTCATAGCTCTTAATAAAATCTTTTGTTCTAAAACTGACATATTAGTAGCTCCAACCATATCTTGGTATCCAGTTAAAGAAACACCTATTAATCTATCTCTTTTTTGTTTTTTATCCCATTCTTCCATTTCTAAATCAACTAGAGTCATTCTTATACCAATTCTTGTAGAAAGTTTTAATCCTTTAATTAAAGCTATTGTATCAAGAACACCTCTATCATCTACATATGAAAGAAGATTGTTTGTAGTTAAGTTACAACATTGTTTTGAATCTAGTAATATTTCAGCACAAGGATTTAAACCTTTAAAGTTCTCTCTTCTTGAACTTGCATTTTTAGCGTTTATGAATCCTGGTTCTCCTGAATATCTTATAGTAGTAAAGTAACTATGTAAAGTTTCTCTTGAAGGTTTTTCAAATGCTAAAACAGAGTTATTTGACATCCTTCTATGTAATAAATCTTCATTAGTACTCCAGTTACCTTCTGAGTCTACTGTATAGATATCATTTTTAGCGTTTAATACTTCTGTATCTTCTCCACTAAATAATGCTATTTGAGAACTTCTTCTTACTCCACCAGAAACAACGTTTTCTGCTATTATATTTCCTATATCAAGTGCATCAATAGGTTTTAATTTTTTAGTAGTTGTTTTATGTTCTTTATCATATATGATATCATGAATTTTTTGAATCATATTCATCATACTCTTATAACCAGAAGCTTGACCACCAAATCTTACTAGTCTTTCTCCTTCAGGTCTAACATTATCATAGTTGAATAGTATAAATGTTACATCTTTATATAAATGTGAAGTTAATAATTCAAAATATGTTTCTAAAGCTGTAACCCATCCTTCTCTACTATCTCCAACAGTTATAGTTGCTTGACCTAGATTACTTATTTCTAAACTTGTATTGTTTAATCTTTTACCTTTTGGTATTGGCTTATACTCGTCATGTGCTACATATACATTACTTCTAAATGTAGGTAGTTTTTCTACATCTTCAGGTAATATTCTAAATCCTACACCTGAACCTAGCATTAACATATAGAACATTTCTGAATAATCTTTTAATGTTTCTATTTGTATAAATGAACAGTTATAGTTAGCTAATGGGAACATTTCAGCATTAGGTGTACCCCCTACCCATAATGTTCTTCCTGAACAGAAAGTTCTTAAATTGAATATGTTATCAAAGAAAAATTCAGCTTCTTTAACAAATTCTTCATGATTTATTTTTAATCCTTCTTTTTCAGCAAATTTATATCCTAAACCTACATTGTAGTTTACTACTCTTTTACAAGTTTCTAACCAATTTTCTCTTCTTCCCTTTTCAGGTAAATATCTTGAATAAGTTCTTAAATATACGAACTCTCCTAAAGGTGATAAAGGACTTTCTACACCTTCATACTTTCTTAAAAATTCATCAGATAAAAAGTCTAATTTCTTCATTGTTTTCCTCCTAATTTCTATATTTCAATTTTTTTCTCTATATATAAATGTTAAATCAATTTTTAAAAAATTAGATTGTAGAATTTCTAATAAAAAATAAGAAAACCGAAGTTTTCTTATTTATTTTATAGAAGTAATTCATCAATTGAACTCTTCTTGTCTTTCTTAAATGTCATAAGCATTTGTGAAAGTTGTTTATGAAGTTCTTGATATACCATTGATTTAGCTAAACATGGATTCTTAACTAAAGCTTCAGATATTCTATAAACATCTTCAATAGGATTAACATTTTCATCTTTAAATAAACTTCTTTTATTATCTCTTATTTTACACATTTCTTTTAATATCATTTCAATATGAACAAAATGTATTCCTATAGGAGATTCATTTAATAGTCTTATAAATTCATTTAATGTATCATCTATTGAATGTTCTTTTATAAAATGATTTGTCTCAATTAAGTTAGTTAATGCTAAAAGAGAAGCTGATAATTCATTATTTTCCATTATATAATGGAATAAAATATCTGTATCTAATAGTTCTTTTGTATCTATAACATAACCTTCTGCTTTACTATCATATATACTATCAACATCAATTATTTCATTATTTATAATAAGATTTACTGGTACTTTTATAGTATGTAGTTCTTCACCATCATCTACTTGGAAAGTATCAAATTTATAGTTATTATCATAACTTTCTTCATCTTCCATAAATTCTGGAATTATTATTTTGATATTAGAGTTTGAATTTAATAAAATTTGGTCTTTATTAACTAAGAAGAATCTATTAAATTTATCTCCCCATTCTATCTTTTTAGCTCTAGCTTGTAATAAGTGTTTTGCAGATAATAACATTTGTGTTAATGGGTCTGTTAATAGTAATACTGCAACTATTCCAGCATTTCTTTCAAAATTATATTTATATAAATCACCATAACAAGTTTTGCATACTCCATCTTCACAAGCACATTTTATAACACTTCTCATTTTAATGGTACTTCCAATTAAACCTCTATCTCTAGATGGTACTATTGTTTTTATTTCTCCATCTTCAGTAACATACTTTCTATATTGTAATTTTCTTAATGTTTTCTCATCGGGAATTTCTACATTTACAGTATGTTTTGTTCCACAATCTTTTACATCTTGGATTATATTATCAAGACATAATAAAGTAAGTTTTCTTGTAAGGTAACCTGAATCTTTAACTTGTTTGAAGTTAGTTATTAAAGCTTTTCTTCCTCCGTAAGCATCAATTAAGAATTCAAATGGTGTTTGACCTTTTATATACGAAGTATCAACTGGTTCTGGGATTATATTTCCTTTATCATCTGGTTTTGGTCCTATAGATACTAAAGTTTCTCTTAACTGTCTATCATTTATACCTGAACCTGATAACATTAAGTTCTTGAAACAGTTTTCATTAGTAGTTAATATATCTACTAATTCACAAAGTATTTTATCTAGTATTTTATTCATTTCTTCGAATTCTAAATTTTTATTTAAATTTTTAAATTTGAACTCTATAATCTCTTTGAATTTCTTGTTAGTTTCCATTAGTTTACAAATATCATAAAGATTTATTGTAGCACCATATTTACCTAAAACTTTACTTGAAACTATAGCTAATTCAGATAAAACATCTAAAAGACATTCTCTTATATCATAACCAGTTTCAGTAAAATATGAAATTATGATATCAAAATAATTATTTATTACTTTAATATCTGAAACATCAACTATAAATTCTTCTTTAAATTTAACATTAAACTCAACAAAAGGTCTTGCAAGAATTAATATAGTTAATAAGTTCCCTAAAGTCATATCGAAGAATTCTCCATCTTCTATATGAACAGAAGCTGTTTCATTTCTAACATCTAAATTCTTAAGAATTATAGATTCAATTTCTACCTTAGTCTTTTGGTATAATTTTTGGTCTCCTAATATTTTTTCTAAGTCGTAATTGTACATACTTTAATCCCCCTGAATAATTTTTTATCATTTTTATAATATATATTTAAATAAAAATTAGAAAATTCCTCTTATAATATAATATTTTTTATTCTTTTAAAAAATAAGAACTATACGTACTTCTCTGTACATATAGTTCTTGTATTGGGGAACATAGAAAATTTATTTTTTAGTTGCTTGAGCATGTGCTTGAGCTTTTCTGTTAGCTAGGAATTGTTTTACTTTTATTTTTCCTTTAGCTTCATATTTGCTTTGTATTAATTTTCTACATTTTCTTCTAACTTTAGTAGCTTTGACATATTTTCTATATATTGGGTCATTAGCTTCTTTAGCTGCTAAAAGAGTAGCTTGAGTTTCAAGTCTTTTCTTTAAAGTTTGTTTATCCATTCTTACAATATTAGCTTCTTGGAAAACCTCTATTGTTTCTTGTAATACTTTGTCATCTTCATTGTAGATTTCGTCGAACATATCGAACATCATTTTACATCTCCTACCTTTCAAAAAGTTTTAATTAATTGTTAAATTTATATTATTAAAATGATATTAAAACGTTAATTACTTAGTTTTAAAAACTAGTTTTAACAATTTAATGTACACTTTACAAGTGTGTTTTATTTTAATACTAATAAAATGTTATAAAGAACAGCACTTAATTTTGAAAGGAGAAAAATTATGGCAAAAAAGAAGTTTACACAAAGGTATACAGATGAAATGGTGGAACAACTTAAGTTGATTTATCCTAGAATTCCAGAAAGTAGAATAAGAGAAGTTGTTGCAGCTAAAGCAAGACAATCAATTGTTAATCCACCTATATCTCTAGAAGGAAGTTCTACAACTCTTTTACAATTCATTGATTATGTAGAAAGTACTAACCCTATATTATCAGGATTTGGAACACTTTATAGACAACATGGTGATATGTCATCATTACTTTATGTATTGGTTAATGATTTAATAGACTTAAGAAAAGTAGCTAAAGCTAAAAAATTCGAACACATTAATGATGAAGATAAAACTTTATGTCAAATGTTTGAGACTATGCAGTTAACTTATAAACTTTTAAATAACAGTTTATATGGTGCTACAATAGAAAAGAGTTCATTCTTCTACAATCCTTATTTTGGACCTTCAGTTACATACACTGGTGTTGTTATAATAACTACATCAATGAATTTATTTGAAAAATTCATGAGTTCTAATGTTTGTTTTAGAAAACTTACAGATGTTATAACTTATGTAAATAACATAGTAAAAGAAAATTACAATCCTTATGATTATGTTGAATATGGTGTAGAAAAAGAGAAACTTGTAGAATTCTTATATAAGAATTTAAAAGATAAAACACCTAAAAATAAAGAAGTAATTAATAGAATGGTTGAACAAATGAGTGAATCAGATGTTCTTAAAGTATTCTTAAAGAATAATATTTATGAAACTATAGATAGGTCACAAAAATTACAAGATTGTTTAAAATCAATGCTTGGAAATACTAATTTCTTAGACCCTAATGAACCTCCTAAAGAATATTTAGAAAGTCTTAGCACTATGTGGGATATATTAAATACTGTTGTTCATTATGATTATCTTGATTTCTATAGATATGAAAATGCAGAATACGGACCAAGAAGAACTATATTAACAGTTGATACAGACTCAAACTTCTTATATTTGTATCCTTTCTTTAAATATTGTAAAGAGAAATTTGATATTGAAGATTCTGATATAGTAAGAATGACAACAACTAATATAATCATGTATGTGTTAACTTCATTAATCACTCAATGTTATGAAACATTAACTAAAGCTTTTGGTATTGAAGACCAATCACAAAGAAAAATTATAGCTATGAAGAACGAGTTCTATTATAGTAGAATAATGTTAACTAATTCTAAGAAAAACTACTCTGGAATTATAAAACTTCAAGAAGGTAATATGTTAAATCCACCTAAACACGATATAAAAGGACTAGCTATAAAGAAAGTTTCTACTAATAAAGAAATCAGAAAAGAATTTACAAGAATACTTAAAGATGAAATCTTAGATAGTGATGTTATAGAAATAACTAAGATATTAAGTTCTTATAACTCATTAGAAGATAGAATTAAAGATTCTTTAAATCAAGGAGAACTACAATTTGCTATACCGGGTAAAGTAAATGCTGTATCTTCTTATAAAGACCCTTACACTCAACAAACAGTAAGAGGTTCTTTAATCTGGAATGCTTTATATCCAAACCAAGAAATAGTATTCCCAGATAAAATAAACTTTGTTAAGTTAAAAGATTTTGACTATGAAACAATATGTAATATGATAAATGATTCAACTGATATTAATGACGAAGAAAAACAATTCTTCATAAGTGCTTTAGAAAGAACATTATTCTCAAATGAGAGAATGGCTAAATATGGTTTTAGAGTACTTTGTATGCCAAAATCTATTAATAAAATTCCTAGATGGTTAATACCATTCATTAATGTAAGTAAAATGGTTGAAGATAATATGAAATCAGGATTTAAAATATTAGAATCACTTGGTTTCAATGTACTTTCTTATCAAGTTGGTGATGAAAAAGGTGAAGTATCTTCAAATATAGTAAACATATAACAAATAATCGATAGAGGTTCTAAATCTCTATCGATTTAAATTTTAAAAAGAATAAGTAACAAACAAATATAATTTAAACAATGGGGGAATAAAAAATGATAAATTCAAATCAAAATATAACAATAGTTTCAGATTGTGATGAGGTATTAACAAATATATCACCTTTATGGAGTTTATTAATTCATAAAAATGCTAATTATTTTAAAGATTATTTTAATCTTATAGAAAATTTTGATTATGATAAGAATTATTCAACGATATTATTAAGAGATAAATTTTATTTAAATGAATTCTTTAGAAAAGAAGATTTACAATTAACTGAATCACAAGAAAAAGAATTATTTGAAAAGTTCTTTTCATTATATGATAATGATAAATTTTATAAATTCTGTAAACCTACTAAAATGTGTTATTCATTAAGAGAATTAGCAATAACAAATTATGTTAATAAATTATACATTGTTTCAAGAACTACAGACGGTACAGAAAAAGGTAAAAAAGAATTTATAGAGAAAACTTTTAAAGGCTTATCTTCTAAAGTAGAATTTGTACCTGTTCCTATGAATGGTAAAAAATCAGATATCTTAAATGATATAAATAACGTAAATGTATTTCTTGATGACGAATTGAAAAATGTTCATGATATTATGGATAATTGTCCTAATATAAATAATATGGATATCTACATACCTAAGCTTGGTTATAATAAACCAACTAAGGAGTTAATATTAAAAGATGATAAAGATATGTCTAAGAATGTAATATATTATAACATAGTATAATAAAAGAGAAGTATTTTACTTCTCTTTATTTTATTTGGAGGTTACTATGAAATTTATAGAAGCAAAATGTAAAGGTTGTGGTATAGTTTCTAAAGTTAATTTAGATTATCCATGTCCAATATGTAAAACTCATGACTATCAGATTTTAGACAATTCTAAAGGAATATTATATACAAGTTGTTATTCTAAAATAAAAAATAAAAAGTTTAAAGGAATAGTAATAACCATTTCAAGATTAATTCCAACAGATTTTAAAATTGAAGATAATACAATTATAGATAAAAACTTAGCACCTTCTGAAAAACTTCTTTATGACTTTAAATGTAATAGAATTACTTGGGAAGAATATGTAAGAAGATATGAAGAAGAATATAATGATGATAAGATTTATTACATTCAAAAATTATTAGATGAAGGTCATGATGTAGTTTTATTATGTTTCTGTTCTTCTGATAAACATTGTCATAGAAGATTAGTTAGAAAAAAATTTGAAAGATTAAACTATAAAGTAAAGGAGTTATAAATGAACAACGATAACACTTTTAGACCTATAGAAGAATTAATAATGTTGGGAACTAAACCCGGAGTTTATAGATATGAAACATTAAGAAGAGAAAAAAGAGAAATTAAAATTGGGGGAAAGAAAAATGAAAAGAAATAGATTAAAAATAAAGGCAATAATATTTTCACATAATGATTTAGACGGAGCTGGTTGTGTAATACTAGGAAAACTTGCATTTGAAACTTGTGCATATAGAATTAATAACTATGCTAATATTGATGAAAAAGTTGTTACATTTGTAAAGAATGAAACTGAAAATGGTGTAAAAACTTATGATTACTTATTTATTACTGATATTAGTGTTACTGACGAAACAATAGAAGTATTAAATAATAGTATCTATAAAGATTCTTATTTTATAATAGACCATCATGATACAAGAAAAGAAATTCATAATAATAAAAATATATTCGTTTTAATAAATGATAATAAAGGAGTACCTAATTCTGGAACAAACTTATTTGCAGATTTTATATACTGTAATTTCAATTTTGAATTTGAAAGTTCTACTCATAACTTTATAGATATGGTAAGATTATTTGATACTTGGTTATGGAAGAAAGATAAAGTTATGACACCAATTAAATTAAATCATTTATTTGGATATTATAAATACATAGAGTTTGTTAAGAAAATGAGTACAAGATTAGAAAAAAATGAATTCCAGTTATTTACTATGGAAGAAGAAAAAATAATAGAAGGAATTATGAATAAAATACAATATTATTATGATTCTCTAAAATATTATATTCACTATGGTGCAAATTATAATATAGCATATTGTGTTATGGAAGAATATTTAAGTTTAGTAGCTGATATGTTCTTAGACGAACATGATAATGTAGATTTCTTAGTTATATTAAATCTTAAGAAGGGATTTGGAAGTATAAGAAGTCAAAATGAAAATATTCATGTAGGTGATATTGCAACTTTATTAGGGGGTGGAGGTCACCAACTAGCTTCAGGATTTACTATAACAGATGATTTAAATGAAGAAATAATGGGAGAAATTCATAGAATATTTGTAGAGAGAACTAAATTGGAGGTGTAATATGGTTAAGAGAGTTAAATTTATAGTTAAAAATGGTATACCTTATATTAGAGAGTCTTATTGGTTACTAGGAATAATTCCAATTTATATTAAATACAAATTTGCTTAATTTTAAATAAAGTAGTATGATTATTCATGCTACTTTATTTTTTTTTTCCTTTTTTTATTTATTAACAAATATATTAATAAATAAAGGAGATGATGAAATGTTTCTATTAAATGAAGAAATTTTTAGAAGAGTAGAGACCGATTTAATAGACAAGGAATTCAAAAAGATAATACAAGGACTTAAAGATGAAAATCCAAAAGATTATAAAAATATAGATTTGAATTCAAAGTTTTCAGTTGAACTTAGGAACATAGAAAAAGCTGTATTTAAGTTAATGAATTCCAAGATTATATTAAAGTTTGATGATGCTTCTAACTATAGAAGGATAAGTTATGGTATGATGATTTTTCCATCAATGCAAGAAATACATGGAAAAATTGTTGATGCTATAGAAAGACAAAAAGAAGGATTTTATTTAAGAGAGTGTTCAAATGTTTTAATTGTAATTGATATTGCTTTATTAACTCTAATAAAGAAATTTGATTTGAATGAAAGACACTTGACAGCTATTTTATTACATGAATTGGGGCATAAAGTATATGTTAGAAGTCAAGCTAATATTATTGGAAAATCTAAAGGTGAGATACTAATGCTTTCAATATTTGGAACTGTATTTTCAGTACCTTTAGCAATTTTAAATGTTGCTCTTCCTTTTATTTTTTTATTTGGTGTTTATCAAATAATGATAGTAAAGAATATAAAAGCTTATGTAGATTCTGAACATCTAAGTGATTTAACATCCGTAAAATATGGTTATGGTAAAGAAACCTTTGAAATTATGAATATTTTCTATTCTATGGATAAAAACAAGAGATTTAAAAGAATAAAACTTTTGAATGCACTACTAAATAGTCTTAATACATCTAAAATGAGAAGAGATAAAATTAGAAATGCTTTAAAAAAAGAGTTAAGCGATTCAAAAAATTCTAAAGAGGAAAAAAATTTAATAAAGAAGACTTTAGAAGAAATTAATAAAATTGGAGAGTGATGTATAAAATGATGATTTATGATTTCCAGACAACTAATGATTCATTTATTAAACTTGCAAAACAATTAAAAGATGAGGGAGTGAAAAACTATAAATTTTTCTTAGTTCTTTATGACCATAACTTACAAGGGGTAGACCCCTATGATGAAGATAACCTTTCTTTAGAAATGAAATCAAGGATAAAAAAAGAAATAAGGATAAATCCTTGGTATTTTTTAAGAGAAGTAGTAGTAATTCCTGAAGCTGGAGGTAAAATAAGATTCCAAGCACATAGAGGAAACTTAGCCCAATCATTTTGCTTGTTTAATAATATAGATGTTATTGAATGTCTGCCAAGACAGAATGGTAAAACCATTGGTGCTGTTGCAGATTATCAATGGATATATCATTTTGCCACAATAAATACTAATATGTTATTTAGTAATAAACAGTTAGCTGACTCACAATTAAATATAAAAAGATTTAATGATATGACTGACGCATTACCTAGTTATTTAAAATCACATTTAAATGAAAAATTGGATACAGATAACCTTAATAATATACGTTGTGATTCTACAAATAATACTATAACAGCTTTATCAACTGCTAAAGATGAAGCAAGTGCAGATAAGCTCGGTAGAGGTTGTACAGT